CGGCTGGTCCTACAGGATAATAATGTTGTACTCTAATACCACCTGATGTTGTTGCACCAGATCCTGATTCATTTGATGGCATGGTTATAGTTAGTGTTGTGCTCGTAGGCACAGATGTCACCATAAATTTTTTATCTTTAAAATCTGCTTCTACAAAGTTTGAATCAGTAATTGTAGAAAAATTATCTAATAATATTATATCTTGTGCAGATATACTATGTGGACTAGAAAAAGTTATTGTAACTGTCGGTGATCCGTTAGTCGTGGTGAACGCACTTGTAAGCGTAGTTGTAGATTTAATAGGATGTATATCGTAATACACACCTCCAGAGAAAGCATATAAAATTCTATTTGTACCAATGATTGCGTATTTTCTAGCTAAACTATTTACGAAATGATGCAGTCCTCGACCAGCTCCTGTAAGATTACTGTCTCCTAGTTGCTTCCAACCACCTATTTTCTCTGGAATACCATAACGAAATCTGACATTATCGCAGTCTGTCCATTGACCCTCTGCTCCTGTGTCTGTAATTTGTTTATTTATACCTGGCTGAAAACCTATCTTTTGTAGCATAATAATCCATTATACCCATTTTATAGTTAATT